AGGTACTTCTCTAAAAACTTTTTCATAACTATTTATTTTTGATTATTAAATTAATGTTTTCGCCGCCCAAATTAAGTATTTCTTTGATTACTAAGTCCATAGCTAAACGTGAGTTATTAACAGCGTCTTGTTCACGACCATTTCCCACTAGAATACAACCACTTGTATCTTTAGCTGTGTTTCCTCTGTGAAATAATATCCAATCCCTATTAGGAACATCTTGTACTAATAAGTGTAAGTAATTCCTAGTCGCTGACTCTCTAGGAAGTCTAAGTCTTACTTTATATTGACCTTCAGGAATACAGCTTATGTTTCTTTCGTTATTAATATAAGGGTTTTCTAATGTATCACAGAAACTCTCACCATTGATAAACAATTTACCAATAGTGCTTTCTTTTGTAAAAGTGTCTCTAATGATTAAAAGATTAACGCCCTTGACCTCTGTAGGCTTTTTTAAAGCCGTTCTGTCCTCTACTTGCGTTTTTGGAGTGTACTCCCTTTCGCTTCTTTCTAACACTCTTAAAACCGCTTGTAATAACTTTACGAGCCATCTATTTAGATTTTTCAAATTGAATGAATTTATATATAGTAAAACTAATTGCTAGGACAAGAGAAACTAGCGTTAGTATTTCGTTACAGTCTGTTATGCTGAAAGCTATTGCTGAACTGTTAGCTAACCCTACTTGTAGAGTGTCTTTTACTTCTGTCATTTTGTTTTGTTTTTTTATCTAAGTAAGTCTTTAACTTAGTAACGTTTTTAGTTTTAGGTTTATAGTGTTTCTTCATTAGTCAGAAGCGTTTAAAAAGTTTCTTAACGTAAGTTTAGTTCCTTGTGGAGTTGGTCTTTCAAGGTTCATTCCATTATAGTAAGCGTTTCTATCAGGTGAAACATCAGCACCACTATTTGTAGAATATTCAGGAAAACTAGTAGTATTATTACAAACATAATCAATCATTCGTTCTGTGTAATACTCAGCCGTATTTCTGACTTCTTCTCTAAGGTGTTGAGCTTCTTCTGTGCTTAAAGCGTTTCCTGTTTCTGAGGTCTTAGAATATATATTGCCGTTCTCTATCTTAAATCTTAAAAAAGGGATAGCGTGATAAAAAGCCCAATTAGGAAGCATATCCCCAATGTAGTCATCTACTAAAGTCTTGTAAGCTTCATTACCTACATTTCCTATTGTTCCTGCTGTAATTAAGTCTTTAAGTTTCTGTGTAAGGTTAGTTCCTAGCTTAGTTTCAACATAAAGCTTCTGTGCTTGTCTTACATAAGGAAGTAATAGCTCAACATCAACATTCAAATTGATTGCTGTAGAGTCCTTTAGTTTTGCTTCTGATATAAATATTACGTATGCCATAATTATCTTGGTTTTAAAAATCCTTTATTCTTCATTCTTTTAGGTGGTTTCGCTACTAAAGGACTGTTCTTCTTAGCAGTAAATCCTTCTGACTTAGCTTTAGTGTAGCCAATCATATCAGCGTCTTCTATTTTTGTTGTTCTTGAATCTCCTATTGTAGTTTTAAAGATTTGTCTTAACCAATAGTGCGAACAGTTGCCGCCTCCTTTATATTTGAAAACGTCATATTTTAAAGCACCTTTAGGACCCCAACCAATATTTCGTTTTTGATTTTTAGAATAATAGTAATCATTTACAACTTTATTACTCATAGCTTGTATATCTTCTTTTCTATACAATTTTTTAGCACCCATCATTTGTTTGCAAAAATTACGAGTTTCTCCTGTTTTGTTTACTAAGAAATTATCATTAGCGTAAACATATCTTACTCTAAAGTAATCAAAAGACTTTTTAGATAAACCGTCTTGCTCTGACTTACGGCTTGGAATAGCTCTACCTGTTGAAGCTAACTGTACCTTCTCTTCCATTAACTCATTTAACACCTCTTCAAAATCAAAGTCTAAATGCTCATCTTCTACCTTATCTTCTTGTATTAACTCATAGCCATCAGGTATATCTTCTCCAAACTCTTGAATAAATTTATCTAGCTCTGTAGCTGAAGAATGGTCTTTACAAGCCATATAGACTGTCTGTCCTTCTAATTCGTGTTCGTGATACCCTTCACAACCAATTGACTTAGCGTGTTCTTCAGCTTCTTCTATTGTATCAAATACAGGCTTTCCGTCTATCATTCCAACTTTAGCAAATTCTTCTTTAAAATCCTCTCTAACTTCTACATCAGCTAAAGGCTTTAAACCAACCTCTTCTCTTATTTCATCTTCAGTCATAACCCCTTTTAAGTCTTCTGAAGTAAATTCTACTGTTATAGGTTTTAACTGAACAAACTGAACAGGTAAGTCCATATTGTTTACTGAGAATATAGTCTGTAAAGTATCTAAGATATGGAGTTGGAACGGCTTTACAACAGTATTAAGATAGAAGTTTCCTGCTGCGTTAAGTTCATCTACATTAGAACCAAGTCCTGTATCAGATTTAATTCCCATAAGCATAGGACTTGTTACTCTGTGTCCTGTAAGGATATTCTGAACTAATAGCTCTTGTAGTGCTAGGTATTGCTTATCAGCATCAGAAACGCTTATAGGAGTAATTTCAGGTGTTCTAGTCTTATCGTCTGAGAATGTTAAAATAAACTTCCCTGAGTTAGAAGCTCCTGTGAATTTATCTACTAAACTTTGTTCTATCTGTCTTCTTTCTTCTTGCGTAGGAATACCATTAGCAAAAGAAACAAAATAGCTCCCACTAAATCCATTTTCTATATTGTTTAAATGAAACTCTGCAACTTTTTGGTCTACTAAAGCCCAATTGTTAGCCGCTAAGTAATCAGGTGTGTGATAGCAATCCATATTAGGGCTGTAAGCACCTGTGTAAAGTAATTGACTTCCTGAAGTTCTATCGTTCACATTAAAAGCATTAATAGGATAAGGTTTATTAGTCCTAGTGTTTGACCAATCAGCACTTATATAGTAACAGTCTATCTTACCCATTGCGTTTGGTTTTCCTGCTCTTACACGCTCTACAGGTACGTGATAAACCTCTGCTATTTCTGTTCTTTCTCTATTCCATACAATGTGTAAAGCATAAGCTCCTTGAAGTTTAAAATCAAAAGCAACTTTCTTTATTACTTGGTGTAAACTTTCGTGAGAATTAGCGTGTCTTAGAAACTTTTTTAGTTTAACATAATTTTCTAAATTAGTATCATCTTCTTCACATACTAAGTCTTCTCCTGCTATCATTTCAGCAGTAGCGTTAATAATTGCAGCGTGTGTAGAACTGTTGTAGTATAAGTCAATTAAGAACTGAGGATAGAGGTTTTTCCAATCTTCCGTTCCATACTCTATGTAATCACGACCTCTTACTTCCTGTACTATTGGTGCAGTTGAAGTTTCTAAATTGATGCTTAAAATTGTATCTTTCATATTTATAAAGTTGAAAATCTATTGTTTACATTAGCTGTTAATGCTGTACTTTCAGAACTAAAAATTGCTATTTCATACATAGTACCATCAAAAGCATTTAGGTCAGGGTTTCTGACTCCTATTGCGTCTATGTCTGCTGTACCTGATAGTGTTACAGAAACATTTTGGTCTACTCCATTATGCCATAAGCCCATATTGTTTGAAGCATCTCTAGTCACTACAATATAACCATCACCAAAAGTTCCTGACGCTAGACCTAAATCTGCTGTATTCCCGTCTGCTTTTACTCTTAAATTGTTTGAAGAAGTAATCTTAAACATTTCATTGTTAGTAGTGTTGTCTGCTATTAACACTTTTCCTGTTGCGTCAATCTTACATTTTATTCCAACAGTAAATGCACCTGAAAAACTCATTTGAACAGTTGTTTGTAAATTATCATTCGTTCCGTCAAATACGATACCTGCATAAGCGCCAGGAAAATTAAACGGCTGTTCACTTACTGTTGCTTGTAACATATCGTGATTATTAGCACTATCATTCCAAGCACTTACTAGATTTGTAGAAGGGTCAAAAGTAATGTCAGTATCATATTGATACCAAGCAACAACCGAACCTTCAGAATTAGGTGTCCAACCTGCTGAAGAAGTCTTTACATTATTTAAGCTCAATCCTAATTTTAGTGCTAACATATTTTATGTAGTTGGTCCTTCATCATAACCTATTCCAATACCGCTAGTCAGGGTAATTGCAGTTATGTTCATAAACAAAGTTGTTCCCGCAGGTAAAGTAGTTTGTAAGGCAGTTTCTCCTGTAGCGTCTGCTGCTGCTATTGAAGCCACTACACTTTCAACAGGGAAATAAACACAATACCAATCTTTTGAAGTCTGTGCTGCTGTTGTAAATACTACTGTGCTACCATTTTTACCTAGTTGCTCTGTTAATAATTGTTGTACATTTTCTATTGCCATTTTTTTTTATTTTATTGTCCGTAATATATATAATTTGTTCCACTTGGCTCTTGCCTTTGCGTATATTGAACTTGCTGAGTTCCATCTTTTTCTGTTATATTCATCTTACCTTTAGTTACAAGGCCTTGAACTACTCCTTTATCGTTAGCAACAGGTGTTAAAACATCATCTTCATTTACAGGTGCATTTCCTGCACTTACTGTTACTGTTCCTACCCAACTAACTTCATAAATTTCATATTTCCAATAACCTGCGGGCAATAGTTTTGTTTTTCCCGTGTAAACATCAGGTGTTAAATTGTAAGTCATAACAATTTTTGTAAATCTGTCTTTAATAGTTTCAGAAGAACCATAAGCGTATTGAACTGACTTATCTAAGTCATTTGTAAATTTAACTAAGTGTCTTATTTGAGTAGAAGCTACAGAAGTATCTATACGATTGTCTTCAGTTTGAACATATATGCTAAAGGCTGTTTCTGTTGTTGCTTGTATCATAGTTAGTTTGTCTGTTATATAATAGAAATAAGCTGAATTTATTTGTATTCAGTTAGTAATAAAAAGAAAAAGGTGAACCGAAGTCCACCCTAATCAAGAAATATATAAGAAAACTACTAAGATGTAACTATTGTTCCCATTGTAAATGCTGCATTGTCAAACGGGTTTGTAGTGTAATCTGCTACCAT